GTCCATCAGATTTTTGTATCGGATCTATAATATTTATTCAACTAAACGAGACACCTTCTCTTATTTAAAACCTAAATAAATAGCTTTTGCATGTAAAAAAGGATGAGAAATTATTTAAGCATTTTTCTTTGAATAATATTGCTTAGTTGTCAATGTTTTGAAGATATTCCGAGACATTCCAAAATTTTAGAGAGATGAGCCATATGTCCATTTTGAACAAAAATCTATCTTATACCATGGCCCAACATTAACTTCTGACACACACTGCGCCAAACCGATAGGCTATTAAGCTCGTTTAACACGAGATGACAGTCTTAAAATCGATTATTAGATACTAGCAGCTAATTTAGGATGACAAAGAATCACAACATCATCACCTGCAGCGCGTACTTTGATCTACTTAGAATTCCAAGGATTCACCACTCCTGCTTATTGAATATAATAAAAAGCATACATTATTGATCGCAGAGTGTTCCCTAGAGTAGTTCTAGTAGGATGTCCAGAGAAAGTAGTACCATAGATCTTGTTATATATCCAATTAGATTAAATATATAATCTATCTCGTCCTTTGAATTGTTAAGATCCATGTCCAAGTGACCATAATTTCCAGATTTAATTTGGCCATGCTCGATGTTTTATATTTGGCAACTTGGTAAAACAAACATTATTCAAGTCTGTACTGGCATTGTAGATTCCCTCAGTAACAGCTTAGATATCTGCTTTGAATAGATTTGGATATAAAGTCCTTGATGTTTACAAAAGTTTAGCGATTATAGGTTTGGTTATTTCCCAGAATCTGTTGTCAACAATTTGTAACAAACAAGCTATTTGCGTAGAATCGAATCCAGATCCATCAATACAAATACTTTTCCAGTCTTCTCCGATATCATGAGTGAAAGATTATTTCAATTAATCTTTTGTGAAAGCTTGAACAAATTAAGGAAAACGTCTCTTCAAAGGCTTCCAAATTTAGGCTTGAATTGCTGATAAAAGTCCACATAAAACTTATTCAGGTACCATTATATTTCTTGGTCTTGTAGACTATTTGTAGAGTATTCCATTTAGAGAATAAGAATTTTGTCCAAAAAATCCTACTTATCCGCTCTTTACCATTGTAATGAAACTACCCAAATATCTTTTGTTATCCCCTGAAAAATGTCTTACGATACTTCGATAATATTTTTATCTCTTAGCCTAAGAAAAATCACTCTTATTTCTGACAAAACTTATCGGATCGAATATAC